GCTGTGGCCAGTTCAGTACGTACATCGAGAAGTGATGTCACTGGCATATTGAATCCACATCATAAAATGCAGATATAAGGCCAATCACGCGATTTTGTAAGCTGCGACCCATGCGGAATGGGGTCGGCGCAAAATCAACGCCTTCGATTTGGCCACCTGGTGCTGTAACGCTTTGAAAGATTTCTGTGGAGACAATAAGAATTGCAGTCTTAACTGCTGGCACGCTTGCGTAAATTGCCGCAGCTGAACCACCATCAAGTGTGATCGTTCCTGCCGGGATACAAGGCGTGGTAATGCGATCCGCCTCATCTACGACGGCAGTGACCTGAAAGGGTCTGACGGAATGATCACTGACTGTATATGGGCCATCGAGTCCATTACCTATCCCGGCAAGAATGACCTCTTGCCCCTGGACGAAAAAGTTTGGACGTAAAGTGTCGATGAATAAGACATCATCTGTGATTCGTGTTGCAACTACTGCGCTTTGATATTGAGTGAGCATCGGCAAGATTGTTATCTCAGCCGATTCAATTATTTGGTCGAGATAAGCATCAGAGTAAAGGGATTCAGAGACGCCAAGCACCGCACGTAGTTCATCAGCCGTGATGATATTTGGCATCTCTGATCCTTTCTTCTGCTCGACTAGCTCGGGAGTGAACTAGCCGATGTTTAATGGTTTGGAATTAGTCCTTATTGAACGCATATGCGCCGGCCGCGATTTTGGTCGCTGTTGCGCCATATCCGTACATGAGAATTCCGATGCTTCCGTCTGAAATTACGTTTGTGCGCAATTCCAAGCGTGGTGATTCGTACCAGGTGTAAGCATCGCGGTTGATGACGTACATTGAGTCATCGCCTGTGCCTGAAAGTGCAGTATCGACCCAAAGATCGATGCCATTAACTGAACCACGAAGTGAACGAGGCTGTGCATTACCGGCTGCGTTCTGTGGCTGTAGTGCATTGTAAATTGGTCGGCCATCGACGTTGAATGACATGATGCGTCCCCACATTGCTGGTGACACAACGATTGCATCAGCAAACTTAAATGTGTTTGAATAAACGGAAACTGCACCGTTTGAAACCCATGTAAGAAGTTCAGACGCAGTGATGTCTGTACCGTATCCGGTTGCAGTCTTTGTTGCGCCTGCGATGATTTGTGCAGAGTTATATGCGTTTGTCGCACGTGCATATTGGGAAGTGAGAGTCGAAATCAATTCCGAATAAAAGAGAGGATCAGATCGGTCTGCCAATTCGACGGACATGATTTGAGAACCCTTGAATGACTTGACATCGACATCGATGAAGTCTGTGTGAAGCTCGACCGGTGTGACTGCACCGAGTTCATTTACCTGGCTTACATCAGGCAGCTGTGTGACCTTTGGAATCTGAAATACAAGGCCTGCATCGGGCAAAGTGCCTGATGAAATTGAATCGATTGATGCACGGACATTATCTGAAAGACCGTTCACGACTTCACGAAGCTGACGTGTTGGGATCAATCCTGGATTGTCTGAAGTGCTGGTCGCAGCTGCGATGAATGAACGTGACTGCTCATCTCCACGCATTGCTGCAATTTTGTGCATTAGGAAGGTCTCAGGTGAGACCACTGGGTTGCGTGTTGCGATGAAATTTACAGGCTTTGCGATTGATGATGCCTGCACTGTTGCTGAAGCTTCTACCGTCTCGGCGGCAGTTGGCTCTGTGACGGTGTTTTCCACGACGTCTCCTTCTGTTGATGGTTGTGGTTGTGCTTCTGCCTCATCGGATGATGGTTCAGAATTTTCGGGTGCTGTTGTGGCTGCGACATTTGACACACGTGCTGAATCAAATGCCGGGTTATGGGTTAAAGCGACGCCGACTATTTCGGCAGAATTAACGATCATTGTTCCATCCTTTGCGTGATTGAAATCAATTGCATTTGCTTCCACACTGAATCCATCACGAAGTCCGTCCATTGCTTCCTGAATTGCATCAGTGCCGGCTGTGGTCTTTGAGATTTTGAATGTGGCTTCGATAGAATTTCCGTCCGGTGAAAGTTCCATCGAAAGAGTTTTGCCGATAGGACGAGCTGAATCGTGCTCCAAATTGAGCTTCACGTTTGCAGGTGTAAGCGATCCACGCTGAAACTGCACTTTTCCGGTTGATGCTGTAGCCGGTACGCCAAATTCAACGATTTTGCCTGTAATGGTTCGGGCTTCGGAATCTGCCGCTGTGATTGTGAATGGGGTGGTTACTTTCATGAGATTAGCTCCTCTGATTTGCGAATTTCTTCAACGGTCAATGCTGGATTGCCATTTGCATCAACGATTGAATTCAATACCTTGTAAATATTTGCACGTTCCAAATCTGAACCGCGAAGATAATCGCTGAGATCATATTCAACACGTTGAGATTGCGGAATGAAATCCGGCATTGATAGACGTTCGGAAATTGAAGTCATCAGTGGAATCAATGAGAAGTCCAGCAAGGTTTGACGCTGTGTGGTCGCATTGCTGTATGTCATCGATGATCCTGTTTCGGCGTCCACGTAATACGCCGGGATTCCCAAAGCTCTTGCCAATTCAGTGGCCACGTATGAACGGGCTTGATTCAGCTGAAGTTTCTCAGGATCGAATCCAACGGCTTCCATGCTGACATCTGCATTGAGAAATGCGGTTGCACGATTACGTCGAGCTGCTCCCCATGAATCAAGAAGCTTTGTGATTCTGTCTGCAGGTAAAGCCGTGCCGTTGCTTTTGAGCACCATTGAGGGTACTGGCTCGCGTGCATACATTGCAGCGGCACGTTCTAATTCCGCACCTGTGCGCACGGTTCGTCCAGCACGGTTCAATAAACCTTCATCGACGCCGTTAAATACTACAAGTGAACCAATTCCTGAATTTGGAACGGGTGAACCGTCCACCATGTAATATTCAATTTCAGTTCCAATTGAATTTGTTTGAATTGTGATACGAGTAGGGTTCACGCGTTGAACGCTGCGAACTCGATACGTATCTGAGAAAAGTTCAGTTATTTGCCAGTACGCATAACCATAGAAAAGCAAATCTTCAACTGTCCACACATAAGTCGCTGAACCTGGGACGCGTGGATCAGGTGTACGAATGACGCGAGGTGTTGCGTCCTCGATTTCCATTCCAGTGCTGCGATCTATTACCTGGAGACCGATGCTGGAGATACTGGATGCGATTATGTTACGTCCGCGAGCTATGGTGGGCACGGACATGGCTTCTTCGCGTGTAGCGGTATTCGCACCGCCGAAAAATGGTGTTAGCGCATCAAGTGTTGTAACTGGCAATGATGCCGCGACATCAGCTCCCGAAATAGGGGATTGCGTTACGACTTGACGGCTTGCAAAAATGTCACGTATTCCCATGTGAGAATTTTCGCCTACTTATAGCACTAGCCCACCATTACATCGATTTCCGTCTCCGGGCGTGTCGCGAAGTGTGTCACGAGAGCTGTGGCCACGGCAGCGCACACTGCCGACTGACTGGCACGCCTTCCAATGACCCAACCGCCATCACCTCGACGCAGCTGAACGGCTGAAAGGATTTGGGCAGTCAATTCGCTTTGATTTCGATGCTTCAAGCGACCTGAGTTAATTGCACCGATAAGTTCATCGCAGCTTTGAGGATAAGCCGTGTCCATGTCATAAATCGGGATGCCAGCCGGCTGAAGCCTGGACGCCACTGCGCCACTGGTCTTTCGGCTGTATAGCAGATACTCCAAAGGATACTTTCGGCAATATGAAGCCGCATCATTTGCGATGGCCTTATCATCAAGCTGACGATCGTTCTCCCAAGTATGGAGAAGCTTCACGACGAATGATTCATCACCTAATTTTTGAGCACCGAGTAATGCACAGTGCTTACGATCCGGTGAAATGTCTATGGCCATCCAGGTTAGCTTCTCGGTATCCAAATCCACGGACTCATCGATGCAGGCTTCCCAATTCTGAGGATTGACGACGCTGGATATGGTTTGAACCCATCTGCACAATACTTCGGTCATCACGACTTCATGAGGATCGTTCAAGGTTGCCCGGATATTGTCGATGTGAATGACGTGACCCAAAGCCGGATTCGATGCAATCCAATTATTCTCATCATGAACGTCATCAGTAGCAGCTGACCATTCAGCATAGAAAATGTCATCGTCTGCACCGGCGGCAGCTGCGATGCCCCTTTCCCTAGCCAAATTCAGCACAAGGCTGTGACTATCACCGGCATTTGTGAAGGCGTTGATGCTGGGATTTTTCGCGGCCATCAAGGTATAGCGCAAACTGGCAAACGATTCAAGATCGTGCATTTCGCGAAGCTCATCCAGGTGAACGGACTCAGGCTTGCTCATTCCGCGAGCAGCTGAACCGCCGGCCTTAATCACGAACCGGCATCCGTCCAAAGTTTCGATTTCTTCCGCACCGTGTTGCCACCTGATGCGCTTGACTTGCTTAGCCAAATCATCGTTGGACTCGATCATCGCAACCAATGCTCGAAATTGTTCCAGGGATGTGACCAGCCGGTGAGCCGATGCCACTTGCAGCGAATCTTTCCAGTGGAAAAGGTTCATCGCTATCAATGCCAGCATGTACGTCGATTTTCCATTCTGACGTGCCACGGTGCAGACCCGGAATGGATGGGCATATCTGCCATCTTCCTTGTATTTCAAACTATGAATGGCCAGCCACTTTTGCCAGGGCATAAAGCCGCCTGGGATGACTTGACTTGCGAAGTCAATCAATTCAAGCCCACGCGTAGGCACTGCCAGTTC